GCTCTTGGCTGCGGTTTCGAGCGGCGTGTCGAACTGGGTGATGTCGGGGTGGTCGCTGTGCATGGTTCTGTCGCTTTCTGTACTACTACTTCCTAACCACGCTGATTATAGCATAGTACTAATTGACGTGTCAAGTAGTATTTAATACCAATTTGACACGAGTTTTTTGTGCTATAATGAAGTCAAGCCAACGGCTCGGTTCTTGCTTATCGCTTTGTCAAAGAACTGGGTTCACGCTAAATAACTGCACCAAGCCCCTCACATCGCTAGCAATGTGAGGGGCTTGGTGCGTTGGTGTGAAGGAGCATAACGTTTGAAGCGCGACACCCAAAACGTCATACGTAGTATATCACGAAGTTGGCGGTGTTGGCCAATCGACCGCACCGTCCCAGCCTTGTGCTTGCACCGCTTCCGGTGTGTCGCGCAAGGCCTTGCGGTATGTGCGCCATTGCAGGACTTGGCTCTGACTGAGTGGCACGTCGGGAAGCTGTGTCCAGTCACACAGCAAGAGCCGACGGTCTCGCTCAGTGCGAAGCGCCGTCATGGCTTCGTCGTAGGTGTAGGGTGCGTCGATCACCTCGGCGTCCTCTGGTGGCTGTGGGTACTCGACGCCGTAGTCGTCGTAGTAGGCGATGCGAATTGCTTCGGGGTCGTAGATGCGATTAATGGTTGTCATTAGATTACTCCAGTCATCTGGGTGATATGTAAAATTGGCGACTCAGATACTGCACCCTCAGCGGCGACCTGAATCGTCACGTTCGCCGATGGCACCACGGTAAAACTCAGTACATCGCCGGTGGTAAAGTAGCGCAGCCACATATAGCCGTGCCTAGTTGTCGAGCCAACATTGTCACCCGTCATATGCACAACGTTGACACCGCCGACGTTCAGCCGAAAATATGCCGTGTGCGACGTGTTGGCGTTGTACGTCAGCGACATCGCATAGTACCCGGCGGTGGGTATGGTGATATTCGTCGTTGCCCACGTGAAGCCTTGGTTTCGTGTTTCGACTTGCCATGTAATAAGCGTACCCGCCGTCGTAATTGCCAACGTTGCCGACCGAGTGAGCGTCAACGCCGCACCGGGTCGCTCTTGGCGGGCGAGGTCGGCGACGCTTGCCCTCAGGTCTGCGCTAGTTTGATATAAGTCCGACATTGACACTCTCCGCTCCGGCTGCGCTCATGCTGAGCGCAACGCTAGCCACCTTCTGCGTAATGTTGCCCGCTGCGTAGGCGTAGACCGTCACTAAGTCACCTAAGAAATAATCCCTGCCGTAGCGCAGTGCGGCGTTTTGGAGTACTTCGGTTTGTAGGGTCGTGCGTCGTTCCGTTGCGCTTTGCAGGGTGACGTCGCCGAGCTGGGTATATTCTGCGGTCGTCTTTTGGTTCCGTGCGTCGACCCACGTCTCGCGCAAATCGAGCCCAGTGGGTAGCGACGCCGGGCGCGTGACAATAGCCCGTGCCGATCCTTCGCCTTGCCCAGCCACCACGACGGCAGATATGTCGGTGATACGGTTGGTGCGCAGTACTAACTTGGCAATGGTGCCGGTCTCTACGGACAAGATGACGCTGGCACTGCGGTCGGTGCCGAGTTGCCCGGTGTACCACGTGAATGTCCACGTCGCCGGTGCGGTGTAGACGAGGGCAAAGTCGCCACCGGCGGTAAGCTGGACTTCTTGGAGGACGCTAAGCAAGTTCTTGCCACTGCACGACAGCGACGTCGCATTGCCCAGCCCGCCCGACGTCGCCACCGCTGCGCCGGTGAGTACTCCGCTGAGCATACGCCCATTGGCCGTCGTCGCCGATGCGCCGAGATTGAAGTTGTACAACGTCTTCATCACCGTCTCGGCGGCGACTGCGGTAAACTGGCTACGGTTGGCGATGCCTGACTTGTATGCCACGATGCGGTCACTAAGGATTGCATTAGTGCCCACGGCCTGCGCCGTGATAATCGTCGTCTGTCCGTAGCTCGTGACGATGCCCCGAATCGTTCCGGCGAATTCCCGTGTCGAGGCAATACTTGCGGCGATGTCTTGTCGATACACTTCGACGATGGCACCGTAGACAATGTACGGCGCCGTGGTCGACACCGCATTGACGTCGAACTGGGCAATGTCGACGCTGTTGACGGTGCGATTGACGGCGACGGTCAGGAAGTCGGTACATATTGCCGACAATGTACCGACCGCTGTGTAGACATAGACTGCGTACTCTGGTGCCATGTTATAACCTCGTGACCGTTACTCTTGAGTCCGTTACAGACCGACCGGAAACGGTTGCGAAGCTTCTTAATGTTAAGTAAGACCCGCCGCCGGGCGTCACTGTGATGTATTGCGTAACGCTTGCACGATATGCGCTTGATGTTGCATAAAGAGCTGCCGAAGCAAGATTAAAATTAATACCACTCATACCAAAGACGTATGCAAGTCGACTGCCCGTGGTATTAGTATCAAAGATAATTTCAAAATCTATTTGATACACTCCGCTTGTACCAAGCAAAAACGCTCCGGTTCCCGTGTTTACCGTCATTGAACCGTCACTACTATTTGCACTGCTCGAATAGCCAACAATATCGTATTGTGTGTTTGCAAGCGGCATGGAAACCGTGCCGCCATTGGCTGTACAGTACTGCGTGTTTTTTTGCTGACGTGTCGATGTATACGGATAGTACGGCGTAATGGCGGTGATTGTCCCTGCCGATGTCGTGATGGTACCGAGCGTGACAAAGTTTGTCGTCGTGATTGACGCTGTGATTGTCGTAAGTTGCGCAACGGTCACTAAGGCGATGCGAGTCACCGCCGGGACGACCGTGCCTGTGGCGGCGCCGTTGGCGGTGACGGTCTGATTTCCTGCTGCGGTGTTTGCAATGATAACGACATTATACGTTACCGAGCCCAGTGTTGACGTGGCAATGGTGACGCTGCCATTGCTTTCATAGAAGTAGCCACCGACGATTGCGGCGCCGTCTGCGATGGTCAGCGTCGTGGTGCCGGTGCCCGACATTGCAAGATATGAGCCAGTGAGCAGTACGCCGTGACCTAGCCCCGCTCGCTCGAAGGCGCTCATTCTGTCCGAGTTGTACGTGGTGGCGCCGTCCGTCGATGCGACGCCCGTCGCCCATCCCAAAGACCGTTCTGTGCTTGCCATGATGTCTCCTATATCCCGACGAAGCGGGTATTGTATACGATATTCACTGCGGCGGGCGATGATGATGCACTGGCGGCGATGGTGATTGAGTTGATGCCGACGACAATCGCCCAAGTCGCCAAGTTTGACGACGCGGACACGGTGGCAATTTGGTTGTTGCCAAGGTCGTCAAAGACGGTCTTTTTGCCGTAGCGCAGGTCATAGGTAAAGGTACGCCCGGCGCCGATTGACCCTGTAGTCGTGATGATTTGCCCTGTGGTGTTGTTGGTAATGACTAAGCCAGTGATTGGCCCCAACGCAGTAATAACCGGGTAAGATTGCCACGTGCCGTCGTAAGTGAACGACGTCGTTGCGTTGATGTTTGTTGTGCCGTAGGTACGTGGATAGATGACCGGATACGCCGTCGCTGTGCCTGCGATGCCCGACGCACCGCTCACGGTCTGCGGTGTTGCATCGTACCACGTCGGGTCATCGGCACGAAGCTGAATCACTGCACGCAGGGCATAGCTCGCCTTGGCGTCAACGTCAAAGCTCATGCCGCCCAGTGTTTTGACGTTGATACTTCGGGTAAACGTGTCGGTCGTCACGGTCACTACGCCCGAGACGTTGGACGGCGAAAAGATACTCAGCAGGCGATTCCGTGCGGCGTATTGCTCATTGATTGACGTAGTCGGCACAAAGACTGGTATCTGTATGATACGGGGGTCTAAGCGAAAGTCTACGTCGCTGTCGCCGTGTTGCATCGGACCGCGCTGGGTGATGCGGTGCATCGGTGCTAGGCCGAAGCCTTGGTCGCCTTGGTAGCCAAAGGTGAAGCCGGTGGTTGCGTCGTAGCCGTTAAGATTGAACGTGGTCGCACCGATGGTATACGTGATTGCGTAGGTCATGCCATGCCTCCGGCGAGTAATTGCATCGCCCGCAAGTCGTTGCTAATCGAGGACTCCGACTGCGCCGTCTGGTACGATGCCGACAAGTAATAGTTCTGTGTCGTTTGATTGACGGCGCCGACCGCTGCGCCACTGACTACGCCAATCGCTCCGGTGACATCAGGGATACCCCGAATGATACCAGCCGCCATGCCTGCGCTCATCTGGTAGCCGACTTGGTCTGCAAAGACTTTCGACGGTGACGCAATGCCGAGCAGTTTCATCGCTGCATCAAGCGCAGATTGAGCGGCGCTTCGTGCGGCGTTGGTAATTGCGGTCACGCCGTTTTGTATACCCTTGGCGATGCCGTTGGCAATGGCTGAGCCGATGCTGAGCGCTTGGTTTGCGAGGCTGACCATCATCGTTCCGACGGCGATAAGCACTGCGGTGACCATGCCTTGCACGGCGGTGGTCACCGTGCCAACAAAGGTCATAACGGCGTTTTTGACTGTGTCCCATGCGCCGAGGAAGTCGCCTTTAAGTAGCTGGCTAATTGAAGTCAGTGCGACGGTCACCATAGTTTGTAGCGGTGCCATGAGTTGCATCCACAGAGTAATGGCCGTCTGTACATAGGGCCACACGATGGTAAATACGTCGTAGAAACCTTGGAACTGCACTCTCATGCCGTTGATGGCGATGGCCAACACACCGACAATGATGTCGGCAAGTAGACCGAAGATAGTCGTCACCGCTTGGAGCTGGGCTTGGGTTTCCGGCGATGCGACTTGGGCGACGATACCGTTATACAGTGCCTCGAGGATTGGCGCCGCCGTTGCACCAAGCTCACTCAGTGCCGACGTAATCGGCGCAATAAATCCTAAGAATGAGTTGAGCCCAGCACCGATACCGTCAAGCCCACTTTGCCAATCGGTGCCGTAGATAAAGTCATAGAGTGCGTCGTTGATTGCGCCAAGGTCTTGCATGACTGCGTCCCAGTTGACGCCGTCAATAAATGCGATAAACACGTTAACGAGGTCTTGCACTGCGGGCACAAGCGTTTCCTGCGCAAAGCTACCGAAGCGCATGAGTACGGGCATGAGTGACTCGCCAAGACTTTGTTGCACGTCGGCGAATTGCTCGGCGAGGACAATCTGTTGGCCAGCGAAGGTATTGACGGCGGCGGCAGCTGAGCCACCAAACTCTCTACTTAGTTCATTGAGGATGATTTGCTGTGCGCCTGCGACGTCACCGACGGCGACCATGCTTTCGATGAGCGCCTTCTGGTCGTCGTTAAACGTCACGCCGACACGGCTCAATGCGGATATGCCTGCGATGGGGTCATTAAGCGCTTTGCCGACTTGCACTGCCGAACTTTGTAAATCGGTGCCCATGGCTTGGCTAATGTCGAGGATTGCCTGCGTCGCACCTTGGAACGACGTGCCTTTGATTTCAGTAAACGTCGCCAGCACGTTGGTCGCACCAAGGATGGCATCGTCGCTGAATATCGAAGCGCCTGCGGTAGCGCTCATCTCTTGCGCCATGGTGGCAAATTGCGCCGTCGTAAATCCCGCCGCTTGCCCCGTTGATTTGACGACGGCTTCGGTCTGGGCGATGACGGAGTTCCACGCCGACGCCTCGGCGATTGACCCGGCGATAAAGTCGCCGACCTTACTCAGGGCGGCGCCGGCGACGTTGACCGCAGCGGCGCCAATCGCCATAAAAGCGCCGGTGGCGATGGTTTGCAGGGCACTGAATCCGCCACCGCTTGACTTCGCCTTGGCGCCAACATTGTCGACGGCGTTACCTGCGGCGTCGGCGGCTTTGCTGACTTGGTCGTCACCGATAAAGCGTATGACGACGGTTTCTTCGGCCATGAGTTACTTCTTCCTTTTGCTCACTTCGGACTCAATGCTAATCATCTCAAGATGTTGTTGGATGATGTGCCACGGAGGAAGCTGGCTTGGTGGGCAGTGGTAGATATCGCGACAACACAGAAGCTCGATGTATTCCAGCGGTGCGGGGCTGTGTGTCCAAAGATGCGCCCGCACTGCCGTCATTAGTTTCCCGAGTCGGTGCCGGAGAGTTTCTTCGTTAGGGCTTCGGTGATGAGCTTGAGGTGACGTGCGGGCAAGTCTTCGACCTTGCGTCCGTCGTCGGTCACGACGCATTTTTCAAGGATCGGCAGCATAGACTCAATGTCGCCGCTGGGCCCAACCTTGGCGAGCGTCATCATGTCACGGATAGTCAAGCGGTCTGCGTCGATGGTGTACATAGGGGGGACATCTCCTATACGGACATCGTAAAAAGTGGCGAGGCGCACGGATGTCCGACGTGCGCCCTGCCCGATGATTAGGTGTTGGCGGTGTACGTGATGCCGGGTGCCCGCACCGTGAAGCTGACCATAATCGGGCCAGCGCTTGTGCTGTCAATAGGTGGGTAGTCCATTGCGGTGATGTAGCCGACGGTCTTGGTTTCGTATTGGTCGGCACCCGAAGCGACGCCAAGGGGTAACCACTTGAGTTGTGTTGCCGTGCGGGCTTCAAACAATGCACGCACTGATTGAAAGGCTTCGGCTGCGGTCTCGGTGTAGATGATGTTAACCTTAACTTCGACGGGTTCATACTTGCCGACCGTGGTCAATGCAAAGTTGCCATCGAAGGTGTACGCCTCGCCGGTGACGACGGTAGCGGTGGTGACGTCGATTGACTGCGATGAGCCGGAGATATCGACGTAGGCTGCGCTTACGTAGATGGAGACGGTAGCCGCCGCTCCGGTGACTGCGCCGGTTGTTTGTGCCATGGTGAGTCTCCTATTGG